AAATAAATTATGAAAGCCAAAAAAACTGCTGTTGAAGGACAAAAGAAAATTAAAACCGTTCCTCCTGCTGTTGTATCCGAAGATGAGGATGCTTTAGGGGAAGGGGAGACATTGCAGGAATTTGATGAAAGAATGGCTAAGAAATATCCAAAAAGAAGTTATGACGATTTGACAGAAGAGGAAAAACGCGAACGTGCCAAACGTTTTGTAGCTCAAGGGCCGGAAGACTGGTAAACCCCGACCTGCACCCGTACAGAAAGACTCGGTAAATCTATTCTCAAAAACAATGGTCACTACCTTAAACCGTCAAAATCCCCCTAGCTTTGATGCTGCCCCAACAGAAGTGCAGATGAAACTTGGTATTTCTCAAGTCTTGTCGATGCCATTTGCCTACAACTCTCCGGTTATCGTTCTGGATTTTGAAGTAGGCAACAAAAACATCATCAAAGGACGGTTTAAGGACGCCATTAGATCCCGTGTTTTTGAGTTTGAGATTGGGGATTCCATTACCTTCAAACCGTTTACCTGGAAACGAACGGACAGCCTCGACGTTGACCCTGTGGCGTGGGAAGACTACTCAAAGGGGTATTGCTACCGATTCGATGTAGCTAAGACCGTTAGGAAGGAAAAACCTAAGTGTGGCAATACTTCCTATAACTGTGGCAAAGCCTGTATTGGGTTGAATAAGAATTGCAAATCAGATCTACCGGATAAACCCTCCCAAGAAAAAGTCGATAAACTCAGAGCCGCAGCAGGGAAATTTAAAAGCAAAGCCGAGATACTTGTCGCAAAAGATGCCAGACATAAAGTCAAGAGTGTTACCGAGAAAGATGGCATAATATATGTACAAACTGAAGAAATAACCAATTCGGACGCAGACAAAAAGATAGCACCAACCGCAGTTCAGGACTTTACCGCACCCAGAACACTAGGCAATGGAACCCATGAAGGTACTCCCAAAAACGCCCAGGAGTATTCGGATATGATGGCTAAAAAGGGGCAGAAAATTGGTATTCAAGACGCTGAGGGTGTTATTGAATCGGTAAAAGAGTGGTCTGAGAATGCTTACGAAATCAGAGAAGATCAGAAAAATGGCAGAAGCAGCAAAGATGCTGATAACCTTGATTTATTTATAAAGCAATCCACTCCATTCCCAGGAGAAATATCTAGGGGATTGAAGTTTGATTCTGAAGAAGAACTTAATAAGTTTGTGAAAGGCGAAGATGGAATTCTGGGGAACCAAAACGCCCACGCTTCTTGGACTTCTAATTATGAGAAAGCCAAGGATTTTGCTGGCATGAACCTATCTTCTGTCAAGAAAACCTATCCTGTTATCGTTAAAGCACCGAATAAATCGGGTGTGTCTATTAGAAATTTAAGTACATTTGGACAGGGAGAGGACGAGGTTGTCGTATCAAAAAATACGAGACATAAAATTAAAAGTGTAAGAAAAGAAGGTGATCTTACTATAATAGAAACCGAAGAAATTTAATCAAGGACAAATTTATCCTCTGTTTTGTCCAAAGCAAAAATGATATAATTTAATAATAATTGCCTCTCGCGGTGTTTACGCACTACGAGAGGCTTGTAAACCAACACTTTCAAGGAGATGGTTCACTATGTCAGACATTATACGATCAATTCGTGCCGAAATGGTATTAGGCAACAGAAGTATTGATTGCTATTTGTTCCCAGATGGGGAGAAACGGATCGGAATTGGTTTAGTGTGCGTGATATAATTAATTGAGTTTAGGCTGATTTTTTATCAGAAAAGCTAAACTTTCTAAAAGGCTAGAATGCCTACTGTGTAAGGGTTTCTACAGTTCGCACAAAAGCAGAAAAACAGGACTCTAAAAGGCTAGAATGCCTACTGTGTAAGGGTTTCTACAGTTCGCACAACCAAAAGAAAGACAATCAAGAAACCCGCAGAATAATATCCTTCGCGGTGCTATCAACACCCAAGGATCTGTAAACCTCCATCTATTAAACAAAAGGTTCACCATGTCAGACATTATACGATCAGTCCGTGCTGAATTAACTCTAGGGAATAGAACTATTGACTGTTATCTGTTCCCGAATGGAGAGAAACGGATCGGAATTGTTGGGGCCGGAATTGCAATCGGTCGGGGGAAAGATTTCTTGGGGCGTTTATTAAAAAGTGAATCAGAAGTTCTTAAGTCTTTGCTAGGGCTTGGTTTTTCTGGTACGACTCAGGACTCTGAAATAAAGAAAGCTAGAGGGACAACCCGAAGCAAGACCATCTCATCCAGAGACTTTACGAAGTTAATCACATGGGATGCAGTAGTTAACAATAATCAAGATTCCATTATTTTGTTGGCTGCGTTTGCCGAGACGGGGTTGGATGACATATTGGAAAAAGTCTTCACACGGCAATCGTTGGACTTTCTGTTGGAAAAAATAGTCCACTATAGTAAATGGACTATGGAAGACTTACAAGAAGCCCTGGACGCAAATATAGAAGAATCCTATGGAAATCCTCACTGGACAGAAATTAAAAGAACTGGAGAACCTCCAGAATTAGAATTATGGAAATCAGAACGAACAAAGCCTAGCTTAACTGTGATTGGTCAAATTTTAGAAATTTCCAAAGATCATACTCAGATTCGCCTGTATCTGAGCGGATTGTTAAATGATAATCGGGAAGAATGGCTTCCAATTCTACCAGAAATGCCAGGTTGGGCACTTGATGGTACGGTTTTTGAAGCTGAGTTAAGCGAAGATGTAGAGACATTTGAGGAACTTGCTGAACGTCCTTGGGCTATCAGACGTTTTCGCCATACGCCTTATTCATATCTCACTAATACTGAACTAAAACAGAAACTTAGGGTAGACACTATTGAGAATCGCTTATGACCTGCAAGCTTACGTACAGGGTCAAATCCCCGAACAAAGGGCTGTTGTAATTGGTTCTAAAATTAAAGATCACCGCCAACAACAAGACTTACTAGAGTTAGTGGAAAAAGAAGAGAAAAAAGGCAAAAAGATCACTAATGACACCATAGAGGAATTGTCTGATATGGTAACAAATGCCCCAACAGTAACCGAATCTCAGGGTGGCTTATTTGATTTGTTGGGATTTTCCCCTGAATCTCGCTCTTTGGCTATTGAAAAAGCCCAGATTCAATCTGCTATAAAAAGACAGTTGCAAAGGGAAAAGCGTTTATTCTCAACTGTTGGGAAGTCAAAAGCTGCCTCAGATTTAGCCAAAGCAGGAAATAAAATCAACGTAGAGGAGTCAAGTGAAATTGCTGATATTGCAGAAAAAGCACTAGGGGCATTTGATCAAGAAAAAATGCTAACAGGAAAAGTCTCGACACTTCTGAATCAAGCAGCAGAAAAATTAGCCAATAATCAAAAAGGTTCTGCTAAAATAATAAAAGAAGTATATGAACAGGTACTAGATGAACTACAAAAAACTTACCGATTTGGAAAAAAAACCGAGTTCTTGATGAGGTTGTAGCGTATAATCGTCTACTTGAAGACAAGAATCGGTTAGCTACCCAAAATACAGAAAACAGTCAAAAGTCAAAACAATCTTAAAAGAGGGTTTTGAAGGTGTTAACCTAATTCCTGATTTAATTTATGTTACGATATTATAATGACGACTCAATTAAAATGCTTAACTTTTAATTGAGTCTGACCACAAAATACTTACATGGAGTAAATTATGGCTAGTACAAGTTTATCAAATTTTGAGTCCAATAATCAATCAATTATTAGTCACGACGTTAATGGGCTGACCGTTGGGCAACAGGAAGATAATGGATACATCAACGCAACTCGGTTGACTCAAGCCCACAAACTGATGACAGGGCAAAATCGGAAGGTTCATGAATGGTTGTCGAACAAGCGGACAAAAGAGTCATTAAGTCATCTCGCCTCAAAGTTGGGAATCCCCGTAGATCAGTTATATCAGGTATTTCAGGGTTCGCCTGACAATGGCGGTGGTACTTGGTTGCATCCGAAACTTGCGACTCGGTTTGCTATGTGGTTGTCCGATGATTTTGGCTTGATGGTTGAGGAGTGGGTGCAAAGTTGGTCAATAAAGCCAACAAAAACTCCTGTAGCACTCCCTTCAAATTATAAAGAAGCTCTCAAGGCACTGATAGCAGAAATTGAGTCACGGGAATTGCTAGAAGCTGAAAAAGTGATCCTTGAAAATGAGAATCGTCAACTTTCAGAAGCCTTGGATGAACTTTTTGATTATTCGTCAATCGTTCGGATTGCGAAATTTAACAAAGTCTCAGAAAAAAACTTTAATTGGCGATCGCTTAAAGCTGTGAGCATTCAGATGGGGTTAGAAATCAAGAAAGTGCCGTGTCCCAGATTTGAGACACGAAGCCTATATTCGCACGATGTTTGGCGTGTCACCTATCCTGAAGTAAAACTACCAGAAACCACAACGTTAGTTATTAACAGAGGGTAACTGAAACGGCAAGATGGGGGAGGTGTTAAAGCCTTCCTTTTTTATATTAAAATTAGGATATATTTTACTTTTAACCCCATGCTATCCCTGAAATTCGTTGCCAACCAAGTCCAAAATTACCTCAATAAATTAATCAGAAAGTTTCAGAACCTCACACCTGAACTGCATAAAGTCGGGCAGTTTATGGTGGCATCAACCGATGAGAACTTCCAGAAGGAACAGAGTCCTTACGGGGAGAAATGGGAACACCTAGCCCCATCAACCCTTAAATACAAGGCTAGTCGGGGTTTTATTATGCAAATACTACAACGCCAAGGATTGTTGCGATCTTCTATTCGATATCGGATTGAAAAAGGAAGGGTTGAGGTAGGGACTCCATTGCCCTATGGCTCCTATTTGCAAAAGGGCACCAAGAAAATGCCTAAACGTCAATTTTTAGGAGTAAGCCAACGGAATCGTCAGGAGATTATTGCTATTCTAAAGGGTTCTCTTCGTTAATCTCGACAAGATTATCGACAAGACCTGGGTTAATTTCTTGGGGGATTCCTTCCTCGATGATTTTCAAAGTTTCCTTCGTCCAGGTGAGGATCAGTCTTTCCGTTTCCGATTGATCCTCAGAAATTAACGAAGCGATAATCAACAGTTCTATAAAATCCGTCCGCCGCTCCCCCATTAAAATCCGTCGAATTGTCTGCCAATCCCACCCACTTTTCTCGCTAAATTCCATCATCCCAAGATTTGCATTTATAAGATCCCGTCGAATTGACCGACCGAGAGCGCGATAGGGAGCCAATGCACCAGATCCTAACGTTTTCTTAGAAGGGTACTCTCTTTTTGTAATAGTCATTATTTATATCTAAATCATTGATTTAATTTTAGTCTATTTTCTTGTATAGAAATTATTTTTTTGCACCCTCTTTAAATGACTGATAGGGTGCGTTATTCTTTAAAAAGAATTATTTGTTTTTTGTATTGAGAAATGGTTGAAATCAGGCTCGATGCTCCAACTAAATTTAGGGTAATAAGAACTGAGGATGGTCGTCTCCATTGTGAGGGGTCTTTTTGTTGTGACGGGGTGTTGGAGTATCGTCAGCCTGATGGCTCCATAGTCCACGAACTCAGGAGACCGGAAACCAATGCAGAACTGGCCACAGTAGAGAGTTTCAAACTCCTCCCCCTGGTGATAGAACATCCCTATGTTGGACTTCTTAATAGCGAAAGCTACAAGGATTACACGGTAGGGATGACTGATTCTTCTGCTTATTATGACAAGACTGAAGGGGTGATCAAAGGCTTGGTGTCGTTTTTTGATGCTAAGGCGATCGCCCTAATTGATGCAAGGGAAAAGGAACAACTATCTGCTGGATATACCTGCGACATCAAGCAAGGGGAAGGGGTGTGGAATGGGCAACACTATGACAGGGAACAGATTAATGTCCGTGCCAACCATTTGGCTTTGACGAGCCGAGGAAGGGCAGGGGGAGATGTTCGCCTCCGATTAGATAGTGCTGCGGGGATTGGGCAAGCTGTCGCAGGGCAAGCTGTCGCAGGGCAAGCTGTCGCAGGGCAAGCTGTCGCAGGGCAAGCTGTCGCAGGGCAAGCTATCGCAGGGCAAGCTGTCGCAGGGCAAGTCATCGAAAACCCTAGCAACCCTAACAAAACCAATGATAATGGAGATAATGAACAGCGTATGGCAATAGTTAGATGCGATGGAGTTGAGTATTCAGGAATCCCTGAATCTTTCGCTTCCATTAGCGGTACTCGATTCCGTGAATTGAAAGAATTAAAGGAACGCCACGATTCGCTTGTTACACGGTTTGATACTACGAGTCGGGAGAACCGGAAGCTAGAAGCCGCACGGGAAAATTACCAGTTCCGGTTAGATAACCTAGAGATCATCGTAGACAATGCCGATAATGTCCTTGGTGAATTAGGTTATTACCGGAATGACATGGGGCAGTACGTCCGTGTTGATGGAGGCAAAAAGAAAATGATGCCTCCCGTTCCCGAAGATGAAGAAATGATGGAAGAGGAGGACAATGAAGAAGAAGAAATGATGGAAGAATGGGATGTTGCAGAGGAAGAAGAAACTATGACTTCCAGAAAGAAAAAAAAGTCCAAGCCTCGTGTTGATAGCAACGATGAAGATGAGAGTGCTTGTCGGGGTGATTCGGTCGGGGATCTTTTGGCGATATGGAAGGAAGCCGACAGTTTGTTGCCAGGGTTCTCTGACGCTCGGTTTGATAGTAGCTTCTCTATTAGCGACATCAAACGCACTTTGTTAGCTGAAATCGAACCCAATATGGACTTGACGTTCCGATCCGATTCTTATGTAGACGGGGTTTTTGCCTACGTTCAGGAGAATCGTAATTCTTCTTCTACCGATCCAGGTGATAAAGAAGAAGGGGATGACGAGGAGGAAGAAGATAGAGACGATGGAGACGATGGAGACTCAGAGGAGTTCTCCCATCGCCTTGATTCGATGCTCAAAAGACCTGCTCAATCTACCTACGGAGATGAACTCACCGAAGGGGAAAGACGACGGGTGCACGCCTATAAGCAGCCTTTAACGATAGGAAAAACACGCATGGGGGTTACTAGATAATGCGGTACAACTACAATCTTCAATTTGATCGGGCGACTCCTGGCATGGGCGAGGGATCTATTAATTTTCCGAGAGTCAAAGCCCTTGTTTCTGTAAAGAATGCTGTTAAAGAGGTCTGGACTCTGGCGATTCCTGCCTCCCCTGCTTCTAGCACTGTATATACCGTCAGGTTAAACAACGGACTAGGCACGGCACGTTTTACAACCGATGCTAGTGCCACTCAAGCGGAACTGCAAGCTGGTTTATTGAATGCAATCCGAGTAAACCCTGCTTTTGGGCGACGGGGGATTGCAAGTGTTAGTGGGAATAACGTGCTATTCACGGCACTGGAATATGGTATCGAGAACATCCTGGTAGTTAGTGGTGCTAGTTTAACGGCAACTGTAACCACGGCGATGATTATTCCTCTCCCCGTACCATTCGGTCGGTTTGTTGCCAGAGCAAACACCGAAACCGACCCCAAAGTTGCAGGACTTCCTACTGCTACCACTGACGTAATCCTAGGGATTACTCGAATCGTCAAAGACATCGAAATGCAACCTTTGATTTATCAAGGTGCAAACTATAGTGGGACAACTTACCCCTATCAGGATGTGATGGACGTGGTTGACCGGACAGGGGAATCGTCAGGGATCTGGGTTGAATGTGTTGAGACGGATATCACAATCAATGATGCCGTCTACGTCTCTGTTGCTGCGGGACACGAGGGGAAAGCAACAAAAGTGACAAGTGGTACAATTAATATCTCCGCGAAGGCTGAGTTCAAATGTTCCCCTGTGGTCACTAGCACTGGCGCGGTGTGCGTTTTAATCGGCTTCAATGTTCCTTAATATAGAAAGAACTTAAACTATGATGAACTTTTCCGGGACTACAAGGTTGGATGCTGATGAAATCGGGACGTTCTTTGGCACCCTGATGGACTTAGAAGCTCAAGTAGATAAGGAGTTCGATCTTGCGGACTATCCTTTCGCTGCTGGAGTCATTTGCCCTCTCAATATCCAAAACAAGCCCTGGGCAAAAACCTGGGGATATCGGTGGCTCCGTCACGTCGGGCAGTTCAAATTAATCCGAAACTACACCACAGACCTTCCCGAAGTGGAACTGGTCTATGGCGAGATGAAGATGCCGATCCATAAATGGGGACAAGGTTATAGCGTTTCCGAGGATGATATCGCGGCTGTCAGTCGAATGGGCGAGAGCATTGAGGAGGACAAAATCTGGACAATTCAAGAAGCCGCACAACAAAAAATCAATCAGTTGGTGGCAAACGGTGATTTAGAAACAGGGATGCCAGGGTTTCTAAATCACCCCCAAGCCCTGCGGTCTTATGCTCCCTTCCCTTTAAACGGGTCTGCAACATCACAGCAAAAGCTGAGTGTGTTAAATGATTGTGTTAAT